GACGTGTGCTCTTCCGATCTTTTAGCAGACATATAGCCAGTTACTAATTTACCATCAATGCAACAGGCTATTTCGTGCCATTCCTCTTTTTTAGGCAATGCTAATAATATATCATTTTTTCTAACTGTTCCTATCTTTTCGTATTGTGTTCCTCGGCCAGTCCTAACATTAACTGTTTCGCCGAGACATTTCGCAATATATGGAGTAGGTTCAATATCCTCTTTTTCGCCCTCAATATATTTCGCTAAAAACGGATGACGACCGAATCTATTCCAGTAGCTCTTGCCGCTTGCATCTATATTTCTGCAAACCACGCCAGCATCGCGCCCCATGCTTTCAATTACCAACCCATCGCCAACATATACTCCAACATGATATATTTTAAGACCACTATGCCTAAAAACAAAATCACCTTGTCGAAGTTGGCTCTTACTAATCTTTTTACTTTTTGCATACAAACCTTTGGAGGATTCGTCTTTTGACAAGCCCTTTAAATTTTGGAAAAAGTACATTATGAGCCCGGAGCAATCAAAAGCATATAGAGGATTTTTTGTCGAGTTAGCAATAAATCGCAAAGCACGGTCTGCATTAACAGTAGATGTCTCGTGACCTCGAACCCATTTAATCAAGTTTTGCTCAGTCATACCACTAAGCTTTTGACCTTGCGCTCCCCACACATAGGCATCACCTATATGCTCATATAAATATTTGATAAACTCGGCAAGCAAATTCATTTCTTCTTACTTCCTCTTGCGATTATAAAGACTAACAGCAGCAACACCAACCATGCAAAAGGCCGGAACAAACATGCTTATATCGCCAGTCTTAGGCAACACCATACCAACATTAGCGTTAGGCGCAACCTGTGCAACCTGACCAAAGTTATATGTTATTGTCTGTGTCTGGTCTACACGCTTGGCAGCCGCCACCAGCTCTTCAGCAGTTTGTGCGTTTGCAACCGTATTGTCCTTAATTTGTACCTGAAATACTGCGGGCATCTTTACAACTATACCACAAACCTTATATTCACCAGATTCAAGCGGAACAATTGCATTTTCTGCAAGCACCAGTCCCTTAGTCGCTAATCTCAATTCACAATGGCGAACATCAATACTTTTAGGTACATCAACCTTAACTTGCAGACAGAACTGCGTATCTTCGACATAGGTTTTTGCATCTAATATTTCGCCAGTGTAAATATCCATCGGCTTAATAGATACAACAATCTTATCATTTTCCTCAATAGTTATAGTCCACGCAAAAGCGGCGGAATATATAACCAGCATCATTAACGCTATGGCAATAGCAAAAATTTTCTTCTTCATAAATATTTCTCCTTTCATTGAATCTTATCAAACAGCGCAGGAACATCAGCAGGGTCATAAAGAAGAGGGTCGGCATTTTGTTTTGCTTTATACTTTTGACCATCTTTTACGCTTCTTACGACCATTCCAATTTCACTGCGCATATTATATACATAAGGATACACACCATATACATCAGGAGATGGTCTTGCACCGTACAACGCTTCTGTGCCAGTAGAAAATGGAAGCCATGTAGATTGCGAAGTGTGAGCTTGCCTTACAAAACCAGGAACTCCATTATATGTGAACAAATCGTATTGATTATATACTTTTCCTCCTTCCCATTCAGGATAATCAAACATACCCGCAACCACCGCAGGTTCTTTATTCTGCGCTTGTATTAACTCGCCGCCCGCAAGTTTAATTTGCTTGTCTTGAGCAACTTTCTTCTGCGCCCATTCGGTAAATCTACCCATTCTCTATATCCTCGCTATAACCTAATATATTATAACCCTCTACCATATCAGCGACTGTATCTTCTGGTTCTTCGTGTTCTATCCAACCCTGAACTATTTTATTTTCCGCCTCGCTCCATGTCTCAGTATAATAAAACCCTTCCTTTTGAGGCATTTCTGTTTTTACAATCTGCTTATAGCCTAATTGCACTAATACCTCTGAGTTATTTGTCGAAAACATTGAGCCAGCCTTATGCGTTACTCCATTTGTAACAATATCATTTTCCAACATTATAGGCATTCGTGCATATTGTGGATAACCATTTATCAATATAGCATAATCTGTATTTAGTATATATATCACCTCCGCCATTAAAAGAGGGCTTTCGCCCTCTCTTTTTTCAAGCCTTTATCAAACTAACCAACATCAATTTCTATAATCTCGGCAGTGCTGCTCCAATACGGGCTATTTTCAGGATTTCTATAATTCCACGAACGTTCTGCATCGCACCATCTTGAATAACCATACTCTTTTACCATATATATATCCAACTTCTTAACTGTGTGCGTTGCTTCCGCGTAACTACCTTCAACTCCTAAAAGCTTTTGATTTTTACCGTTATACGTTACATATTGCAGGCCAGCAAAATTTGGATTATTTTCCGTTGCTTTACCAGTAACATTTACAATATACTTTTTCATCTTCTCTTTCCTTTTCCTTTCCTTTTGTTATTTATATTATAACACAGACTACAGAAAAAGGAAAGGCTTTTGTACCTAATTTTTTAAGGTATTTTTAACCGCTTACTACCTCTTGGACTGCCCATACTGAATCAAATACATCAAACTCATATACTTTATTTGCTTCTATTGATGGCGCTGCACCCTGAAAAGTGCCACTGAAAGATACATTAACTGTCGAACCAGTTGTAAACCTTCCATGCGCCCATTTGCTGCCTGTAGTTGGAGCGGTAAAAGCATATGTGCCAACTCCAGAAACAGTATATATTGTATTAGCTGTTAACGCAGTGCCAGAAGTTGGAAAAGACGATGAACTCAGCGGAACATCCTGCTTTTTATCAAATAACGCTTCATGTGCGCCTGAGGCTGAATTATGTGAACTTACTGCGCTACTTGCAGAACCTTGAGCATCCGCTCCAACATCATTTGCACTCAACGATATATCACTTGACAACGCTTTGTTATTTATTTTTAAGGTATTTTTTACATAAGCTGCAAAAATCGAACTATGCGCATCGGAATCACTATTATGATTGCTAACGGCCGCTGTCGCTGCTCCAGTTGCATCAGCCCCCACATCAGCAGCAGTTAATGATATATCCTCAGAAAGCGCCTTTTTATTAACTGTTCTTGTTTTAGGTACAAATAAATTATTTAAGGCTGTTTTTATGGCACTCCATAAAACTGTGCGAATTTTGCTGCCAGACGAGACAGAAACATCTACTAATACCAATTTATCATTATCTGCGATAGTAGTATCACCAGCAGCTTCTAAAACTGTATTTGTAACATCGGCGCCCTTTTGAACATCGAGCATTGTTCTAACATCACTTGCAGATAAATCCTCAACGTTTCCTTGGCTTGCGCTTTTTCTGCCCTTTATAGTATTCGTAGCAGTTTGCGCTAATTTATCGTTCGAAATGCTATTGGCAGGAATATTCTCAGCTTTGACCTCAAATAACGCATTATCTTTTAAAAACTGCAAATTCGCCTGAATTATGTCTTGGTCTTTAGAACTAAAATTGCGTGATATAGGTACATTAGCTGTAAAACTTTTAGCAGCACCCACATAGCCACGCTCAACATCTATAAAATTATTTCCTATCGCTGTAATCTTCACAACCTCGGATAAGTCCGAAGCAATGCCTATTGTCGCCAGTGTTGGCACAGCGGGAAAAACACTAACATCTGCAACATAAATTCGCGTATCACTTGAACCAATTTCTTGCGTTAATGTCGTTGTAGGCGAAAATGCTTTTGTATTAAACATTGTTTGCCATGCCATTTAATACGTACCTCCTTCCATAGATTGTATGAAACCTAATATTGTAATTACTACTGATATATGAGCAAGGGCGTTTGGTCTAACCGAAAATGTATACCAACTGCCTCGATTTATATTACCATCTGCATTTAGCAGCCAATCCGTTATATCTATTTCTGTACTTGTACCTGTAAAGCTACCTCTCGAAGCACCATTAACACTAAAATACATTGCATTAGGATAACCAAACCTAAATATTCCGGGCTCTACAGTATGTTTATGTCCAGGAATAGTTACTGTATGCGTGTGGTCGGGTACACTAAAACTATGCGTATGACTTGGCACAGAAAAATCATGGCTATGCGAAGGAACCTCAAAACTATGCCTATGCGATGGAATTGAAACATTATGCGTATGATTCGAAACATCAATCTCGTGCCCATGTTGAATTGTATGTGTGTGACTTACAGGCTTAGAATAATAATGATAATGTTTATATTTATCATAACTTGTCAATGCATAGCCTGTTGAGCCACTTTCGCCCCCTCCAGCATAACCTGAACGATTTGTCGTAGCAGCTCCAGAAACTATTGTGCTTCGGTTAGCAGTTGTTGTTTCGCTTGAATTGCCTCCTGATGCGGTTGAACGACTCGTTCCACCACCTGAAGCGGTCGACGTACTTGTGCCGCCACCACTACTTGATGTGCTCGATGAAGCACCGCCACTTGCACTCGTATAACTTTCTTGGTCTGTCGTGCTGACTGTTGCTGAATAAGCTCGAAAACTATCCATTGTGATTTTTGCAACTACTTTATTTACGAATCGCATACCAGCAGGAATATAAAACTGACAATCAAGTGCATTTTTTGCATCTGCATTATCCACATAGGCAATCGCATAAATATTTGTTGCGCCTTGCGAATAAGTCGTCTCTATCCTTTGCCTATCCGAAAGGTCTGCTATTGTCTGCGCTATATTAACTCGCTTATTAGCTAACTCATAACTAATGTCGTCTATATCGCCATATGAAATTTTCTTCTTCGTGACGTAGGTCGTTTCATGGCCTATTATATCAACCATATCTCCGACATCTACATTTCCGATAAAACCACAACTATATGTGACAACAGGGTCTTGTAACTCCTGCAACATTCGCTGCGCTGCTCCATATAATGCCTCGACATTATCATAGCGCCTATCAACCCAAATTCGCTCACGAATACCATATTTCGCAATATGAGCAGCATCAGCTAAAATATAACCTTTGCCATCTGTCATACTTTTTATATTTAGCTGATTTACGCCCTCGCCAGAACCATACGCATATAATTTTGTAACATGATTTTCATAATCCGGCTCTTGGTCATAACTCAGTCTATTATAGCCATACCTAACATGCAATTTAGGCTCTGCGTTTGTATCAAAATTTAGCAAACTTAATTTCCAAGGATATTTCGATGTATCGGTTCGCCAGATATATTCAGCGTTGAAACATCGAGGGATACTAAAAATAGCAGCTAATAGATTTTCTTTTTCAAATCCATATTCAAATTTGCGGTTAAAATCGCATTTATCAAGAACCCAGTCTTGCGTATCTTGTTTGGATAAAAGATATTCTAAAACCGCTCTCGTATCTTGATAATAACCACCTATTTGCACTATACCCGGCATTGTTTTATCCAACAAATTTGCTAAAACATGCTCACAATGATACGAATTATATGGCATATCATCAGTATCTATGCCATAGCCAGACGGGAAAAGCCTATATAATTCTCCGCTATCTATTCTGACATATCTATATGGCAAACAAAATTCATTTTTACTATCTGAAGCAGGAAGTTTAAAATCTAAATACCATAACGCATTAACATTTTGTTCCTCCTGCACATCGAATGCATTTTGTAATACCGCAACTGGCTCTCGGTCTATATTATATACCTCTAATTTGCGCATTATTACAAATACCTCTCAACATAGGACAATGTACCCGATAATGCTCCGCCAGTGCCGCTATCAACTGCAACAGATAGAGTATCACGTGATAACTGCAACCAATCGCCCTCATAAAATTTATAAACATTTACGCCATCCAAATATACGGTATAATTTTCGCAGTCTATAACCAACGTACCACCCGGAGGAATTGTAACGCCTATTGAAATTTGCTTTGACGTGGTAGATACTACATCTAAAACAGCCATCAATGCACCAGTCGCAATCGGATAGCGAAGCTTATTAAACGCAAATGCAACTTCTGCGTCAAAATCTATTTTGTTTTTTATTTTATTACTGCGAATAACGTTTAGCGTTAGCTCTTGCTTTAATCCAATACCAGCGTTTACTTTGGCGCTCTGTATTTTCTGCAAATCAAACTGTGCTAACAAATCCAGCTCTTTAGCCAACTTGCGAAATTTATTTATTCCAGCATCAGCAGAGGCTAATAAAACATTTGAGATTTTTTGAACCCTAAACCAGCAGGGAACCATCTCTACCTCTGCCGCTAAGCCCGTACTAAAAATAGACAAGCGCAAATTTTCTGCGGCTATGCCAATCGAAGCTGCTAATTCACAAACAAACGTCAGTGTGCGCTCTTTTTGTTGTCCTTGAGCCGCACCGCCTATATCATATTTTATTAGGTCGTATTTGCTATGCGGCATCCTTTAACCTCCTAATAATTTTAGTTGACTGATAACGAAATACTACCAATAGTGTATTGCGTCATATCACCGGCAGAATATGTATCAGCACCTCCAGAAACAAAAGCAATTAGGTTGCCCGCTGTTGCTGCATCATATATAGCATCATGCGTATATGCTCCTAAATTAACAGTTGCTACGGGATATTTAACAGCAGCAGTATTACTAATTTGCGCTTGGCCTGTCGAAGTCTGCGCAGGGGTACTAAAAGTTACTTGCTGCCTTGCAAAATTACCACCAGTTAGCTCAGAACCACCATCTTCGGGCGAACCATTAAAAAGCGTGACATATGGCGTAAATCCTGCTAAAGTCGTACCCTTAAAAACATTCAGGATAGATGTCTTAAAAGCGGAACTAAAATTGCCAGTTATCCAGAATTTAGCCTCACCAACACGCACAACAGGAGCAGTACCAGTTTTAATAACCTTTGGCGTTTGCAGAGGTGCATAAAACAGCATATTGCCGCCTGTCTTACTATCGTACACTGCAACCCAGTTGGCTGTACCAGCATCTGCATCTGCCTGAGCAAAAACAACCTCTTCCGAATTTTGAAAACCAATATTTCCGCTCATAGCAGCAGGATTGCTAAATTTTATTTGAACGCGCTCGTATCCTGTATATGTAACGGGAACTGCGCCAGAACCATCATCACTTGGCTGACTCGTTAGCAATTCGAGAAAACAACCTGAAACACCAGCAAAAGCCACGCCTAACAATGTATTTAATATTTTATTTTCTGTGTAATTTGTAAAATACATTTATTACAAACTCCCTTCTTTTTCAACAGTCGTTATTGTTATGTTTGATACATTTGCATTACCAATATTTTGTATTCGTATTACAACAGGAGCGGGGAATGTACCTTGATATTCGATTGAGTTATTACCACTTTGGATGGACTTAGCTGGAATATCTTTATATGCAAATGGCTCGCATATAAAATTTAATTGAAACGGCTCCATATGGGACAGGCTCTTCCAGTCCAAATCATCTGCGTCTTGCAACTCACCAATATAATATTTATCAGGGTCATCCCATATATATAGCCGAGCTTTTTTACTTAACCAATAAGTAACCTCTCTCCATTCTGCCCGCTCATACTCTTTTTTGCTATAACATCTTAACGTTATGCCTATATCATCATAATCCTTTGAACCATAATCAAACGTTCCGCTTTTCCCCGCTATTGTCTGTCGCCTTAACCTTTTAGGCGGAATAAACGGAATCACATCATCTACATATATACCATAGTTTAAAGATGATTGACTATTAAAAACAAATTCTCCGATTTTTAACTCCATGCCAGTCCTCCACCAGTTGAACGAATTTGATTGCGAACAGCTTTGCCTAATTTATTGCCCAACCTATCAACATCATAATCGTTAGCAACCTCTGCATTTACATAAACCGTTATATTTGTACCATTAGATTTATCCCTGTTTTGCTGTTTGGTTAATATTCGCTCGCCTTCGTGAACGGTTACTTGCATTGTGCGCGGAACATAATCTAAACCTGTTGCAAAGTGACCACGATTTTTACCGAAGTTTTTCGCACTAACAGCACCCACTGCTCTATTCCACGTATTTCGAACCCAATCCACTGCACTAAGTACCCAATCTCTAACAGCCGTGAAAGCCGATTTAAAACCACTTAACAAACCTTCAATGATTTTGCGGCCTACGTTTCGCAGAGCATCAATTAACTGTGTAAACGCCTTGACAGGGTCTTCTTTTGCCAACTCAAACCATGCTTGAACATTCGCCCAAATCTCTTTGCAACCCTTCCAGAAATTTGTGATAATTTCTTTGGCCTTAACATATACAGTAGCTATCAACTGCACTAATATTTTTATAATGCCTTCTAAAATTTTACCCAACGCTTTATACAAATTTTGCCAGAAGGATTCGACACCAGCTAAAATTGTTTGAAAACCGCCTTCGACATCGCCTGTTGCAATCTGTATCAAGCCTTTTAGCAATCCTAAAATCAAATCAATAGCACCGCTGAATAAAGCCTCGATTCCTTCCCAGAATGCAGAAAATGCTTCTTTTATTGTTTCAAACCAACTACTTAAAAGTGTTTCGTGTTCCTCAAACCAACTTCCAAACAACTCAGAAAGCCATTCAACAAATTCATTTATTTTATCACGGAACCCTCCAAAATTAGTTGCATAGGCTGCTGCAAGCGCTCCAATAGCTCCAATTACCAACGCAATAGGAAATGTTAAACCACCTATCACCGGAATCAATATATCAATAGCAGCTTTTACACTACCAATCAATTTTACAACATTACCAAAAACAACCAGCAGCGGGCCAATAGCAGCAACAATTAACCCAACCTTAACAATCATTTCTTTAGTAGGCTCATCCAAATCGTGAAATTTTTGTATGGCCTCTTTTATCCAGCCTAAAAATTCCTGCAAATACGGCAGTATAATTTCACCTAATTCACGCGCAACATTTACAAGAGTGTTCCAAAACATCTGCAACTGACTCTTAAAAGTTTCGTATCTCTTAGACGCTTCTTCCGTTAATGCTGTATTATCCTGCCATGCCGAATTAGCAGTTTCAAGCGTATTGCCTAACAAATCACCAGCTGACGCAAGAGATTTTAACATATTAGACTGTCTTATTCCAGTTAATCCTAAATCCTCTAACAATAATACAGTATTACCACCATTTTCTTCAACCTTCCCTAAACCAGTTATAAACGCTGTAATAGCTTCAATTGGCTTCGTTTTCCATGCAGTCGCAAATTCTTCGGAAGTCATATTTGCCGTTTTTGCGAACAAATCTAACTTATCACCACCAGTAGCAACAGCTTTTTCCATCTCGTTAAGCGTCTGAACCATTGCTGTGCCGCCAGCTTCCGCCTCTATTCCGACAGAACTCATAGCTGTAGCCAGCGCCATTATTTCAGGAGTAGTTAATCCTGCAATCTTACCGCCAGCAGCTAATCGATTAGTCATAGCAACAACATCTGATTCAGTCGTAGCATAGTTATTACCTAACGCAACTATGGTCGAGCCATAGCGTTCAACCGCATCAGGAGCTTCGTCTCCCATAATATTCATAATTCGAGCAATAGCCGTTGCAGCTTCTTCGCTACTTAAATTCGTACTATCGCCCAACTTTATCATCGTTTCGGTAAATGTCAATAAATTATCTGTACCACGGACACCAAGCTGACCAGCTATCTCCATAACTGCTGCAATTTGCGAAGCACTCTGCGGCATTCTTTCTGACATTTCAGTGATACCTTGCGCTAACTCTGCATATTCTTCTTCTGTTGCATCTACCGTTTTGCGAACTCCTGTAAAAGCGCTCTCAAAATCTGACGCAGACTTAACAGCAGCAGTTAATCCGCCAACAATAGGCACTGTTAGATTTTTTGTAGCTGTCGAACCAATGGAGGTTATGACACCACCAGCGGCCTGCATTTTATCACTAAATTTTGCAGAATCCGATTGCATTGTTTGCATGGCGCTTTGAAATTTTCCAACGCCAGCATCAAATCCTTTTGTATCTAAATCTAAATAGGCAACAGCACTGCCTAAATTAACCGCCAATTATGTATCAACCTCCTTTCACGGCTTATTCAAACTGTTTATAGAACTCTGTAAATGATTTATAATGTTTATGCGGAACATCAAATTTCGGCTCTTTAGGCTCTTTTTCGTCTGTCATAGTCAAAACTATTTCCGCACAAACCTCATCAAAACAATATGCAGTGTACTCGTCTGGAATATTTAATAATTCTGACGGTCTACACGCATAATGTTTTGATAGGTTTATTATTCTAATTATTTGACGTGTTTTAACGAAAGTTTTTCAGACTGCGAACCCCATTTTGAGCATAATTATATATAAATGTATATTGCTCATCAGTTAGCTGAATACCACTAAGCTGAATTTCGTCCCACGTTGGAGCAATAAAACAAGCAGCGGCAAAAGTCTCCATCAATGTAGCCATGTTTTTTAACGCTTCTACATCAAGTTTACTTTCCTTTTTACCCTCAAAAAATAACTCATTTGCTACCTCTAATAATTCATTAGGAATCTGCCCTGTCTTAGCCAACGTCATCATCGACGGCCTGCGCAAACGTGCTACAAATGGTTGACCATCAGCAAAAGGCGGCAATTCGACAATTTGACCACCCGCATAACTCTGCAACTGCGCTAAACTCGTTATTTGTAGATTCTGTTCCATTTCTTAACTAATCCTTTCGATTATTTATTTAATTTATTATTTAATCGCCAGCTTGAACTTCGGGAAGCTCTGGCATATAGCTAATTTCATAAGGCGCTTCGCCAGTATCAGGAGCTGAGTTAATAGTGTACTCACCAACACGGAATACATCATCCTCAGAGCTCATAGAAATAGGCACACCTTGACAATTGGGATATTTAATGCACTCGTAACCAGTAATTATACCAGCAGCATTATAAATTGCACTATAAGCTCTAGCAGTAAATACATCTTGGTCGGCAACATCGCCAGCCAGCGGGGGCGTATAGCTCTTTATCCTGCTTGTATCAGCAGCCTCGTTCATAGTTAATTCTGCACCTTCTGCGGGCTTAACAGCTACTATCTGTCTGACTAACTTAGCCTTTTTGCCGCTGATTGTGGCCTCTAATATACCAGATACATCGTTATATACTATTTTATCACCAGTGGCAAGCGGCTTGGCAAGGTCAAAAGTAACATATTCGCCAGATGCAATTACAAAATACTTCTTGCCAGCCTCAACAGCACCAGCAGCAGTATTAGTATAACTCTTTGAGTATTCCAGCGTACCACCCTGTAACATCTGAACAACTTGCGGATTAAATACATTATCAGTCAATACAATAGTATTACCAGTGACAACGGTCGAACTCGGCTTCTGAGCTATAAGACGCTTCTTTATAATCAGCTTAACACCATCATTGGTTTCGGTAACAGGATTAACTTCTATCTTTGAGGCAGTATTTAAGCCTATTTGATTGCCGTTTTCGTCCTCAATGGTAAACAATACAATATCAATTGTAGGTATCTCATTACCCTTTTTATAAGACATTGATTATTTTCTCCTTTCTCTATATATTATCAATTTTTCGATTATTTCTATATTGTAAAACCCTCATGTGCGCCTTTATATCATCATCGACAAAATCGGCAATTTCAGAATATAAAGGAATCATCATCGGATATAATTCTTTCATGGCAGCTTTTACTTTTTGCGAAAAAGCGTCCAGACTGCTATAATTTCTAACAGGCACATACAAAAGCAATTCGTAAACAACTTGATAGCTACTCAACTGGAATAACTGCTCTGCTCCTGCATTTCTAACAACAACATATTCGGAAACACATTCTCCAGTATGCTGTCCAGCAGAAAAAACGGCAATATTATGTTGTTTGAGCTTATTATATATATCTTTCCAACGTTGGTCAGATACATCATAGTATGCCTTCATCATACTAAATTTTGCACGTCCTTTCTATAAATTTATCAAATGCGGGCATTATTTGATTTCTCCCAACTGTATTAACAGTAGGCCATAAAATAGCATATTTACGATTATATTTGTACTCCAAATATATTCCGTATGATACACCATGAGCAATTTCCAATCGATAGCCCTTATTGGCTCTATATGCAGAACCTTTCAAGCTCTGTCTTGCTCGTCCTGTCCTATCTGTCCATGGCCTATTTTGTTTTGCGTATGCCTCCATTTTTTGTGCGCCATTATTCGCAAACTGATATAATGCTGCATCAAATTTATTTTCAAATTTTGCCATATTTTGAACGACCTGTTTAACGTCAAGTTTAAGGCTCGACAACGCTATACACCTCAAAAGAAATATCTATTGCATACCCTAAATTATTAACATCTTTTAGGTCGTTCACTCTATATTTTATATCATCAATTACTGTATAATCACCAATATTCAACAGCCCTGAATCGTTCTTTAAACACAGGAACATGGGTTGATAGTTTTTTGTAATCTCCGCTCCATCCTGCACATTTTTACTCACATAACCGTTAAAGGTGTCGTGATATATACCAGTAATTGTTACTATTTCAGCAGCATCACCAGTTGGCTCGTTAAACTCATTTAGAATATCTCTAAAAAATGTCAACGCTGTACCATGTGTAGCAATGCCATATTTCAGTTTGTTTTTCTCGAACTCGATTAGGCTCTGTACGTTTTTAACCAACATACTAAATTACCCCTTTAAAATACCGCTATTATTTGGCCTATATTGACGGGCCAGCTTTCGAAAATAGCTCGACGTATCCTGTGTAGTCATACCAGCTATCCGCATTTGCGTATTTTCGGCTTTTACCATTAACATAGCATATAAAGCTAAGTCCAGCGTCTCATAAAGTGCTATATACTTACTTATTTGCTCATCCGTAAAAAATGGTATATCATCCTCACGCAAAATCAGCTTTAATTCGTCAATACTATTTATCATTTTTAGCCCCTCATAGCTTCAGAAATAGCTCGCCTTAACGCCTTTCGACTTTGGAATTGCTTATAATCAATATTATACTGCTTTGCCTTTTCCTTTAATTCATTATCTGACATTTCAGACAAAGGCTTTTCAGGCTCTACTTCCTCAGCAGCATTTAACATTTCATCAACCGCAGATACTCCATTTTCAATCTGTGCTATTTCTTCTTTTTCTGCCTTTTCTGCTGCAATTTCCTCGGCTTTTCTCGCTCTTGCTGCCTTGGACTTGGGCGTTAATATAACGCCCTTGTCCGCAACAGGATACCAGCCGAAAGGTTTATATTGCGCTTGATATGCTCCATTAGTTACAGTCAGCACATCAGCACCATTTGTAATCATTATCATTCTGTTTTTACCCCTTTCGGTTTATTTCGCTTTTTACCTTATTTTTTTAAGGCGTAACATCAGCTATGAATATCTGACCGGAAGCCTCAAATGAGGGCAGAGTAATCATGCTCACCTTAGTTTCTACATTCACAGGGTCGCTATGCCTCATCGTAGTAACAGCAACACCAGTGTCAGTCAGAGATACAGTAGCATTAGATTGACCACTCATAAGGTCGCTTTCCTCGGGAGTAGTACCAAACCAGCTATTGCCCAGCGTTCCTTCAGGGAATAATACAAAGGTATCATCTGCAACAAACTTAGTAGCAGTACCAGCCTCATTCTTGTAACGCTTATTGTTTACATAAACCGAAAGACCGAGCTGCTCCATTAAAAATGCCTTTAACGCATTATCACTAATAGTTGCTACACCATTAGAATATACAAACAGCGAATTGCGTATACCAGTATTAGCCAGCATAGCAGTCCATACAGACTGATTGCATATTGCACGAGTAGGACGTACACCAGTATCATCCTCAATCTTGTCCTGCCAGCTCTTAATATCAGCCATAATATCAGTAGTAGCAGTTTTCCAACTCGTAGTTGCAGTTGCCTTGTGGTCGGTAGGTACGCCATAATCAAATGATACAGCCTGACCATTAGAAGCAATAGAAATTGCACCAGTAGTCAGCATGGTCATACGCATACGCTCGCGCTGAACTCTTGCGGCCTCAAGCAGCTTAATATTATCATCAAATATGCGCTGCGTCAGAACATCCACATAAGCAGAAGAACCATTTTCCATCGCCATATTTAATTGCTGACGAATTTCCTCGTCAATATAAAGGCTCTCCTTGAAAAACGGCATCTTAGCCTGTGTGAGCGTGAAACCTTCACGAGCACGAGGAATAACATTTGCATCGAAAGCGGATAAATTCAGAACAACAGGAATACCGGAATTACCGTTTATCCACTCTAAATCTAAACCTAACTTTTTCTTGTTAGGGAATAAGCTTTCACCAACATAAGGCGCACGTTCTTGCGACATTGCTTCCCAATAAGCAACAATATCAGTAGCAGTTACTATATCAAAAATAGTCTTATTAGCCATTATTTTCTTCTCCTTTCTTTAAAAAATTATATTACGTAAATTCCGTTAGCTGCAAGTGCAGTTATAACAGGAGCGGTTAAAAGCGTCTGTACGGTACTATCGCACTTGGTCTTTTGAACAACACCATGTATTAAAACAGTACCATTTGCATCATTAGTACCATCAAAAACTACATCGTGCAGAAGTACAAACTTCGCATTGCTACTCTGAGCACCAGATTCACCAGTAGTTGCTGCCTTGGTAAATGCATCTGTACCGCCTCCACGCTTTAAAAGGTCACCAGTTATAGGAGTACCAGCAAGACACATTCCGTCGCTATTTTTAGCAGTATTATCAATTATAGCACTTACTGCCATATAATGCTCATTACCTAAAATTTGCCTAACATTAACTAAATCAGTTTTTACTATTCCACTTTGATTAAACATATAATTCTCCTTTCGTCTTAATTGTCAAAAAACTTTACCTTATTTTCCGTAGCCTTCATCCGCTGCTCTGCAAGACGCTTTCCTAACGCTCCTGCTTGTTCCTGCTGCTGCTGTTGCTTTTTGAAATTAGCATTTCCACCAGTACCATTATTATTTTGATTTGAATTATTATCCTGCATAAAATAAAAACTATGTGTTTCTTTCATTGCAGTGACAACCGCTTCAAAATCCTCGGCATCTGTTGCTTTACCAGTAGCAATATAAACAACATCATCAACAAATTCGGGTCTAACACCAGCTTTTAAAACAGACAGCTTTCGTTCGGCTGCTTGCGCTCGTGCTTCTGCGTTAGTTTGCGCTTGTCTTGCATTTGACAAAAGCTGCGCTGCTTGGTTTTCCTCATCCAACTGCTGCTGAGTAGTCTGTTGCTGCTGCTGCATCTTAGATTTTCCTTCGTTTACATCTTTAATGCCTAAAGCCCGCAAGATAGCTTGCTTACCCTGTCGCTTTTCGTTTGCCAGCATAACATTGACCTGCGCCTGCGTATATGTTTTCTCACCAGCGCCACCATCGGAATTTTGATTGTTCTGATTGCTATTTTGCTGATTATTGTTCTGCTGATTAGCATTTCCAGCACCTTCGCCATCAGAACCTTCGCCATTTTCTCCGAACAGTTGAAGATTCATTCTTTCCAAAAACATCTTTTTCTAACTCCTAATATTTTATATATTCCATGATAGCGCATGGTCGCAATTTGTAAAAATCCAGTTATAGATATGGTATCTAAAAAATAAAATAGCAACCGAACTTTTATCTGTTTGGCTGCTCTCTGTTTAATTTAAATTTTTCCAACTGCTGAATTGATTTTCTTGTGGCTCTCATGCGTTTATTGATATAAATGCTATAAAAGCCAAATTCTTCATAGATTTCATACAAATCGCCGTTTGCTGTGCGTCCACATTCAATCGGGACTTGCTGAACTGGTTTGAATTTAGGCATATATACCCTCCTTCATCTTTTTATTATACTATACTTTTGAGAAAAAGTAAAGCATTTTTCAAACTTTTTTCAAAATATTTTTAAGCTCTTTTTAGAGCTGTATATCAGCTTGTAGGAGCAGCTTTCATCTCTGCCCTATATAACTATACTCTTAACCTTGTTAAACGCCTCTATCAGCCGTATATGAAGTTACATCATGCTTATAAAACTCGCACTTACAACCTAATAAAATAAGATTTGGCTTTGCTTTATAAACCGCACACTTTGATGTATTGCCTAATTTAGTATCATCGTCATATTTAAATAGGCAATCTTTACAAACGAGATTCTTATTCGTCACTCTAATCGCCGCAGCACTTTCACTTTTAATACGACGTTCAAATTCCTTTTCAGACATACCTTTTACACCTCTATTCTTTTTCTTTATTATACTATAAAACTAAATAAAAGTAAAGCCTTATGTGAGAATTTCTGCAAATACTCTTATAGAAGATAATTTGTGCCCATCACTATCCTCAATTTTAAGAATCCTTATTGCTGTATCTGCATTAAGTAGCGTTTCTCCTTCTTTAGTGCCATACTTTGAAATACTCATAATAGACGAGCCTGCTGTATCAGCAGGAGCATATAAAACCATTTCTACATCATCTGAAAAACCTTTATCCCAAATTGAGCTTGTCGAAACAAATCCTGCATACCTAACAACAGAACCCTCAAAAAGAGCATTTAATTCTTCTGCACTCATATTCATAAGCTTTCTGCGATTATCATCAAAATCACCAGACATAAATTGAGCCAATTCACCAAAACCGGCACCACGTCTTAAAACAAGGTCTCTGCCTAATTTTGTTGATTTTAAACCATTCCTCGCATTTTGTAGATGATTATAATTTTCAGTAGTCAGTCCTGCTTTCGACATCGCTTTTGCGTGATTTTCACCTTGAGCCATCAATCGCAAATAACTGTTCATAGAACTATATTCTGGACCAGTATATTTTTTTATTGCTCTCTTTTGCTCCCCGGTTAATTGCTTCAACGATTCTTTTTCTAATTCGCGCATTTCATCTTCTGTTGTTTGTTTAGCCAACTCAACAAATTTAGTATAATTAGGTACTGCGCTTTTGGCAGCTTCATTTGCTTTCTGAGTAGCAGGAGTATCTATTACCGCCTCTCCATTTTGTTTTGCATACCATTCGTCTAATTCTTTATCATCTGCGCCATTTACCCAGTCTGCTAACCTGTCAGCTATTTCTTCCATAGTTGGCGTTACAATTGTATATGTACAAAGACCGTTAGGATGGTCTAAAGGCAAATCATCAGGCGCATATATTTTGCCATCTCTATCAATGCATATTTGACAGGTTCTCTCAGTTAATGCGCTATGCCACTGTATACCCTCGGATAAAGGATTATTTTTTGCCTCTCTGACTGTTGCTCTTGCATAAGCATGTGCTATTACTGTTCGAGCCAATCTCTGAGCATTATAATCTATTACTTTGGTGCTAACAGGATAAACTTTTGACCATGCCCAAGGCTTAACAGCTTTAGGGTCTACATATATTTCTAAGTCCTTAGCAATTTCATATGTTGTTTTTCCTGCTGCTACACCGTTTGTTATTATTGTATTTATATCACGTAGCTTATTTTTCTGGTCTGCCCATATTGCATCAGACAAATACCATTTTTCATTGTATATTGCGCCTGTTTTTATTTCTGATAAAACATCTGTTGGTATTTTTGTAAAGGACGTTTTAAAACTGATTCCAGCCTTCGCCATAAAATCATGCTCATCTTTTACGACTGCCTCTGCCATCTGTTTTATACTGCTATCTAATTCGCCTTCAAACTGAGAATATATCTGCACTATATTCTGTTCAAGGCTGGAAACAGCATCTTCAAGCTGCATCTTCTGCAATTTAGCATCTTTTGTATTGCCTAAAATAGATATTTTCTTTTGCAGCTCTATTTTTATACCATTAAACTGTTTTATCAACATTTCTGACTGCTTTTTTGTCAGCTTGTGAAATTCACCAGATACATCACCTAATTTTAAATTTTTAGGCATTTTTAACCACCATACTTATTTTTGAGCATTTGCATACGGTCTATAATCTGCAATTGTAATTTATGCTGCAAACGCACATCATATGTAACTGCTCTGAGATTCTGCCAACCTTCAATTTTGGCATCATCATAAAAACATATATATTTAGTTTTACAATAAGGACATTGTAAATAATAGCGCCTAACGTTGCCTTTTTCTGAAACATTCTCAATATGTGGTTTTAATTCCTCTTTACTCCATTCTCTTTTGCACTCATTACAAATAACTTTAGGCATAACTATACTTTCCTTTCATTTTTTATTATTATAAATACCTACCCGCCAGCTTCACATAACTTATGTTTAGCATTGTGTGCTCCTTAAACTGGTATTGTGAGAGTTATGTATCCATCGCCGCCAGAATTTGCTTGTATTGGATTACTAATCGAGCCACCATTAGGTTTTCCTCCTGCAACAGCTCTTAACACTCCTTGTCCAGGTGTACTTCCATCTCCTCCGTTCGGCTTACCGCCAGTGCCGCCATAAGGAGTATAGGAGATTTCGCCTCCCCCTGTGCCGCCAGTACAAGTGTAGCCGAGTCCCGTGGTATCGCCTCCATCACCGCTACATTTACCGTTAGTATACTTACCAGCACACCCACCGCCTCCTTTGCCTATCACGAGGTTATATGTGCCATCGCTCAGCATAAAGTCATTGACCGTTAAGTTTCCGCCACCGCCACCCGACATTACATTTTCGTAACCCGTGTCATATTGCGCTCCACCACCGCCAGCCAACAAGTAAAGAACAGCCACAACCGAACCGCTGACATTCAGTGTACCAGATGAAGTGAATTTGATAACGCGATTAGAGCCTTCTATCTTGTCCGTAAATTGGCCTGTGTAGGTAAACTCAAAAGCGCCGCCACCTGCCAGCATCATTCTGCGCCGTAAAGCAAACTGCTGATTCATTATCTTTTCACCTCATGCCCAACTAATTCATCGATTGAAATACCATAAAAATCTGCTAAAAGCCATGCTGTTGAAACCGAGGGATTCGCTTTAGCACCATTAACATAATTTGAGAACGTTGATTCAGATACGCCAGCAATTTTTGCTTGTTCATGTTGAGGTCTGCCATCTGCCTCTCTCAGCTTAATCAAATTTATCGAAAATACATCTCTATCAAATTCATTATTCTTCCAAGCCTTCAACATTCTTGTTACCCTCATTTATAGTTTTATTCTGATTTACAGTGCTATTTGGAAAATATGCTGTATCCTCATACTGTCTTTCAAGTGCTATTTGCTCTAATTCTGCTTCAACTTCTGCATCGCTTAATCCACGCCATTTTTGCATATATGCCTTTTTAGACATTGTATTGCGAGCGACTTCCTGCAAATCCATTTCTTTTTCTTCTGTTTGGTCGTCTTGTATAGGATAATTATTCTGTATTTCTATAACATACTCTGCTTGCGGTATTTTATCCTCAATATATGTTTTTGCTATTTGTGGGAACATTATAGCACCATCAATTATTGATTCTAACAGATGCTTTAATTGAGGTTTCCAAACGAGGAATTTTTCATCACATCTGACCATTAGCGACCAATAAATAGCCTTTAATGTTTTTCCACTCGTTATCATTCCTTTTAGTGACTGTGAGCTTGTATCAGGAATATCAACACTTTCATACAAATCTGTTTTAATACGCTCTATTGTACTGTTAAGCGGTTCTGAGTATGCCATATTACTTTCAAGCACTCCAACAGCAGCTTTACCACCATCTATATTATCATCAGTTGACAAATCCCAATATGCACCGGGCGCTCTCGATAAATCTTTTGTTGAATTAGGATTGCAATCAATAGTGTATAATATAGGATTCATTCCACCACGTTCGCTATCCAAATCAGATGAGCTAATTTTATTTAACCAGCTCTCTAATGCTGCTAACTGCTCTATATCTGACGTACCATCTAAATCACCAGTTAATGCATCATTCAGAATTATACCACCGGGAATATAAGGAAATTCCGTTTTATGATAAATAGGCTCATCAATAGCATTTCCCATTCCATCATATATTGCTTCCTCTATATTACATTTTCCGTTTTCCAGCCAGTATTTCTTTTTATATATCCTTTGGTCGCTCTTTGCATCTTCTGAATTTAGCGCGTAGAAAATAACCAGCTTAGATAATTCCTCGTCATCATCTATTTCGTAAACAAAACCCAAAGAAGGAATAAATGATATAGATATTTTATTTGTTGCTTCGTTGAAATTAACAACCCATGCAACACGCTTTCCTATAAAACAATCCTTGGCCGCTGCTATCAATTTACGAGCTATATTATTTTCACTTAATACCTTATCAATTAAACCTTGCAAAATAGATTGTTCTTTACCAGTATCTTTATTATCTTTTGTCGGTATATCTACTAACATATCAGGAGTTGCTGCAAACATAAATCTTGCTTGCTTATCTACCAACCTTTTAGCTTGCTTACTCCTATAATCAGCAGGAATATAATCTAAACCAGTATCAACTTTAAATTCCGCACCATGCTCATATATATCATAGTATTTTATTATTTGCTGCATTTCTGCCAACACTTTATTACCATATAAACCCTCTAATTCCTCTTGAATTAAATTATATGGAATATTGCTATACATAGTAGCATCTACTTTTTGTTCGATATCATATCCGCTTCCCATCTGGTCTACATCTAATCTTTTCTTTGCCACTATTTTCTACACCTCCTTTTTATACATTTAACAAAATAAATAGCAAAATATGGGCTTTTACACCCATATATTTTTAGTTTAGTATTTGTATGACTTAATTCCTTTTATTATAGTATTTTATCATCATCTATATCATATACTTCTGGAATTTCTGCCCAATGTGTAACAATACCGTGTGCAGTATCCCACTTTCCATTGCCATCATATTGCAAAGCCCAATAATAAATACCAAACTTGCCATAACTACCACAAACTATCACTCTACACAGATAAGTTTTATTAACAATGGTCGGCAATTCCTCCATTACACTATGATATTCAAGTGCTTTTGTAATTACGTTTTTCATACTTTTCTTTTCTCCTTTAGGCATTTACTGTTCCAAACATTATCTCAGTTGCTCTTCTTAGCACTGCTTTAATATCTACCTTTCCTCTCATTCTTTTCCTTTCTCATCAGGCGCAAACATAGCAGGATTGTCTAATATCACCATATGGAGCGCATTTGCAAACTCATCTACTTTTTTTTCATCATGGTCGATATAACCCAAATGATTTAATATGCCGTGAATCATTTCGTGTAGAAAAACAGCTTCCATTTTTGCTTGTGCGCTCGGGCAAACACGGATAACTAAGTCGGTATAGGAGATTTCGCCGGAGTAATGTACATTACCTAAATCAAGCTTGTTTGTAATTTCCACATCATAGATTTTTGCGCCAATTTTTAACTTTTCAGGAATTATCATTTTCCGTACCTCTTATTTATGTATATATTATACCATAGATTATTGTAAAAGTAAAGTATTTTTTTGATGTTTTTATATTTTTATTATCAAATCTGCCGACTTAACAGGCAGCACTTTTTCATCAGGGTCGAAATGTTCGATTCCCTCTTTACTAAAATTATAAGCATTATCTTCATTTCTACTTTCATTGATTTTCATATATATTTTATCTTCTGCATCATAGCAGAAAACTTCTCCAACATCAATGGTGCTAAAAAATACCTCCGATGTTTCTTTCTTTATTTCTATTTTCATTTCCTTCAACTCCTTCAAATGTAGGCATTTCTGTCCAATATACTGCTTCTGCAACTTCTTCAATACCAAAGAAATAAAATTGATTATTACCTATATACCAACATTCACCTATTAGTAAATTTCCAGCTTTATCTAAGCTGCACCCAATAACACTTTCTAAGCGCTCTGGAATTTTATCTTGTATTTTGTGCCATTGCATATTAAAATTCACTCACTACACTTTATGATACTACTTTTTGGCACTATCCATCGTTTTTTTTCATTAGATAGGCACGAATCTTTTGGGCTGATAATAACACAATGAGGAAAATATATTGACTCTCCAACAATAGCATATTCCATAGAATTATCTATTAGAGGTGGTTTTTCACCTAATAATGAATATCCGTATTGACAGAGCGTTTTAAAAGAATTCATATTTTCCTCCAAATGCTACATCAAAACTTTTTCAGATTCACTTCTTCAAACGCAGAAGCCCAATGCTACACTCTTGGAGTAATCGACATGGCCAAAATGTGCTCGCCCAGCCATACTGACCACACAAAAGCCGCCGAGTACGTTGTTGACAAGCGAAGAGCGCAGCCAAGCCTCACAAACAGAGCCGTCCTCGTCCTTTACAATTCTATCCTTGCTCGTTGTGAATGCCTGATACCGCCTACCGTCCTCAGCGGGCGAATAAATGGCACTGCCAAACATTTCGCTCTCAGAAAACACCCATAGCTTACGCCGCATAACTTTGATATCGCCATTATGCGTTACATATTTTTTTGACACTGTACGCAAGTAAGGTAATATTGATTCGGGAATCCAACTTTGAGGTGATTCCATAAGAGATTTATCCAAGTCAGAATCAGCAAATCCATCGGAACGAGAACCGAGATTTATACAGCTCTTTTTTAAGTGGTCTACCTGCCTTAGCGTAATAGTGCTATTACTTCTGGCTAAAGTATCTATATCGTGACCTATGCCCACAATCTCGAATGTGATGCCATCCACTACAATAGTATCGTATACATTGTAATACTTTTTTGCTTCACCCGCTTTAGAAATACGAGACATTCTCGCTATTTCGCTCTCAACAGGTGTAATACCCAACTGCCGCATCTGTTCTTCAGTTAATTCCGTTTTCTTACCATTGATGCAAAGATAATTTTCAAACATAAGCATTATCTCTCCTTTATACCATAAACTCATTCATCATTTACGCTCAATAACTTTATCATCAACTACCATTACATCTACACCAAGACTACGGCAAAAGCGTACTACTGCATTCAATTCGTCAATCCACGCTTCATAAGCCTTCTCAGAGAACTTAGCAGCTTCATTTGCTTTGTCCAGTATTTCCTGCATCTCTTTAATCATTTTCTCTTTCATTTCTTTACTCTCCTTTTCTTTTCTTGATTATATTATACTACATAACGCAGAAAAAGTAAAGGCTTTTTTGAAATTTTCTGCCTAATTTTTTAAAGTATTCAAAGGCTTTTGCTCACATTGCTCATAACAGACAATTGCATTATCCAATTTTCTCCAACTTCTACCACAAAAAGGGCAGATATAAACCTTTTGATTATTAGCGTTATATCCTGTTTTAAATACCATTTGTTTGACCATAACCCTTTTCCTTTCTCTTTTCTCAAAACCCTCTCTGAAAGCTGCTTAAACGCTCTGAAATTTTATCTTCTGCTCTATACTATTGTATTTGTTATTCTTCATCCCATATTAGCGGTTTTCCTTCTGCATCTACCATTATGCACACGCCGCCTTGGTTTGTGCTCAGGTATTGTATCCCCGTGAGGTTATCGACATATATTCCATACGTCGCACTCACATCCAGTGTCCTCAGTCTGTGGTTACTGGCCTCTGCCTTTGTGCACCCGCACAAGGCGAGGGTCAGCAGGGTTAATATTGTTATTGCTATTACTCGTTTCATTTTTCTCTTTTTTAATCCTCTCTCCATAACTCAGCGTTTTGTCGTGTTACTTTTACAGTCAAGCCCTCACTGTTAAATCCTTCTGCAATACAATGCTGCACACCGTCATCCATAAATCTGCCACCATCAAACCTCTTTGCTATTTCTTCATACGACATAACTCCGGAACCATGCTCGCTCACTTGAAATTCAATTTCAACAAGAGCTGAATACTTAACTTTAATCATTTTGATTCTTCCTTATCCATCTTTGCTCCGCAGTTGGGGCAGTAGTTATAACGCATATATCCAACACTATGACAGTTGGAGCAGTTCACCTTTGTTGACCATTTAGCTGCACTCTTTGTCGGGATTACTCGCTCCCATCTCTCATGCAGCACTTCCACTACATCGGCGGCGGGTTCTTTGTCGATAAATGCCATCCAATCACAATCGCTCGGTTCGCACGGTTCTTCACTGCATACCTCGTTGCAATGCCCACATACAAACTGCTTTGCTCTGTTTTTAGTTATATATTCTTTTGTCATACTTCTTCCAATGCCTTTTTCAGCTTCTTCGCGGCCTATATATTCTTTACTCATTTGTTTCCTCCTTATCCATTTCGGCTAAACAATGGGGACAATATTTCAACGGCTCATGCCAGCAGCCTTCGCATTGGGAACAAATATAATTCACATTTCGTATCGGATAATCCTCTTCTTCATTTTCTATTATCCTTTTTATCCAATATCCATGCTTCTTCTCTATAACATCTACGGCAGGCGCAGTTACTATCAACTCTCGTGCTCGGCCCGGTGAACCAACATGCTCCGCATCATATCGGTCAAGCAGTGCCTTACGACTAATAAAATCACTCATCATTATCAATCTCCTACACTGGTTGCTGAAGCCAGTCAGCCATTGCCTTATAGCAAAAACTTCTGGCAATTTTAGTAGTCCATTCGCCATTATTCGAAAAGTCAGTTAAAAAATTTGCCAGCTCCTCGTCGCTCATAGTCCGAATGCGGTCGGCGTTTGTTATGTTTGCAAAGCCGCAGCACGTTTCGTGTTGTATCGTGACATCGCAATCCCAATATTGACAGTAATGATTATTCGGGTAATAATTCCTGCATTTATCACAAATATTCATTACAGGTTTCCCTCCTTCGGTTTGTATCGAGCCTTTTCGCAATAATTCATGTCCCATTCTTTGTCAGCCGCCCATAACGGGGCAAGCATTTTTCGCGCACCGTCTTCACGCCAAACATAGACATCTCCATTAAATTCAAGACGTTCAAAATCTTCACAAGGAATATCTTCTGCCTTTAGAATTACGCAGTGCATAATGCTCTTTCTGATACCAAAGCATGTGCCAGCAAGAACATAAAAATCTTTCTTTAGCATCATACGGAGTATACAGAATAGCTTCTCCGAAACCATAATCAATAGTATATTTCATGTTCATTCCTCCTGTTTGCTCGTCCTGCAAATCGTTCTTTAAGTGTCATAACTCGCTACCTCTCTCTTCTCCATAGTTTCTTCTAAATGCCCTATTCATATATCGCTTTGCCCACTTAATCCATTTGTTCGAAACACATATCCAATTTTTTTCATATAGTCGCCACTGAACATCGTGAGGTTTGCCAGATATACGCTTATATGAGGATTTACTCATTTTTAACCCTCTTCTTTAACCTATTTCTTAAATATTTACGATATTTCCGACTATATTTTTGCAAAATAAGGTCAACCTTTATAGAGTTTATTTGGTCGGCATTTTCAGGCATAGTGGTAAGATAAGGGTATTTTTCTTTATCGTCTATAAGAATTTTAAAAATTAAATCCAAAGCATATTGCGCGGGTATCGGCGGGTCGCCCAAAAAGTGGTTTGGGTCTTTATACCACTCATCCAGCTTTGATAAATATCCTTCAATAGATATATCCTTATCCCAAATCATTATATAATATACCTCTCTTTTTGCTGATTCCGTCCTCTCTGAAACGCTTTACTTTATCTTGTATATTTTACAAGTCAATTGCATAACCAAATTACCTAAATCTTCAGCTTTAATGTACTGCACTTTAGTATCTCGCATTGAATATATTTGTAGCTCTCCTGCTTCATGCGCAAACCATAGCATAGTTTCTTGTAATTCGCTTTGACGTATTTTCACCTTATCTAAAGCCTCAGCAGTTTTATCGCTCATTTCCAGCAATTCTTTTCTGTCCTTTTCAACCTTTTCTTTTCCCCTCTCAACTTTTACCTTTTCCGACTCTATCTTTATCGCACAAACAATCAGCGAAATGATAATAAACAATTCAAACAACCTAAACCAACTCATTTTTTAATCTCTCCTTTTACTTTATCTAATCTTTTAAGTTTTTTAGCTGAACCTCAATAAGCAGTTTTATAGCTTTACAAATCCAGTAAATCAGCTCATTTTGCCAAATATCCCGTTTATATTGAATATTCAGCATTCCATTTTCCATAGCTTCTGCGCATTCTATTAGCTGCTCTCGTTTAGTCATTGTTTGTAACCCCTAATACAATAGGCCGCCTTTTTCGTTTATCTTTCAAAAACATAGGACAATCAAAAATTGCAAATGTTTCTATATTTTCTGACCTGTTTTCGAGTAATTCGCCATCATATCGAGGTTGTCTGACAAAACGAATATTTGTTGGCTCTGCTGTCCAACCCTTAACAGGTGTAAAATCTCTAAACCAAGGACACTGCAAATCTTTATTGCCTGTTGCTCTTTGGCATCTCCAGCATAGTTGGTCTGTTAATTTAGCTCCCCTTGGCATTTTCGTCTCCTACCTTTTCATACACACCACACTCACAAACAGAACCAGCAGGAGCATTTTTTATTTCTTCACAAGGGCAAACTTTTTGCTTGATAATATCGCAGAAACAATATCCATCGCCCTGATAGTCGCCTAAGATATTTTTAGCTGCAACAGTAAATGCCAAATTATTATTGCTCATTTTTTCAGTACCTCGATAAAATCATTTAAATATGGGAAGCATTTTATTTGCTCACAATAAATACGCCATTCGTCCAATTTATGGTCTTTTCTCTGAAAATACTGGTTCAGCAGCACCTCATAATCTAAATCTACTGTTCGCAGCTGATTATATGAACTCGGTAATAGCTGAATCATTTGCCACCAATATTTTTTATCTTTGGTTTCAAGAAGCTTGTTCCTTGCATTGTTCAACCTTTCAATGGTTTTCCCAAAATAAACTGTATTTTCCGCAAGTAGATGTTCCACGGAAAAATCTTCAATGGTAAATTCCTTTGCGGCGATTTTGTGCATGGTAGAACAGGAATTAGCAGTCGTGCCTACCTTATAGGTATCAAACTCTTTCCACCAATACAAGGGCGCTTCTATATCCATTTGAACATGAATCATTCTGAGAAATTTTCTATGTTCTGCGCCAGACTTTATTAGCCTCTCCATCAAATCTAAATCATATTGACCAATTTGACAGGAAAAATCACTATAAAACACAGAATCACTTTTAGGCCAACTGTTCATAGGGTTTCTCATACCCATAATAGCGCCATTCCAACCAAATACAACTACATTGCTTAAACTAATCATTTCTTTGTTCTAACTCCTTTATCTTTTCTTTTAATTCTCTATTTTCTGAATCATAAACAGCAATTAAATAATTTTGCCTGTTATACAAATCTCTTAAATTCTCAAGGTCTAAAGCTAAACTATTATAGTTTAAATTTATAGTGCTATTTTTATCCATGTTTTAAAACCTCAAATATTTAATTTATTTTTTAGGTCATATGACCCAATATATATATTATATAAAAAGATATATATAAATATATATCTAAAAAGATTTTTCCCTCTGCCTAATTTTTTAAAATTCACTTTTTAAGGCAGCGCATTAAATCTTTTTTTTGACCTGAGTTTATTATACCACATCTTGAGCAAAAAGTAAAGCCCTTTTGAAACAAAATTTTTCAAAGTTTTTACAATTCCATAGCTTAGGAGTACCATAAATAGTACCATTGCAGTAGAAGCGTCTAATAACTGTTTAGAGCGCTTTTTGTTCTTAGGTATATAATTATACCTTTAAGGGTACAAACACGCCTTAGAAACGAAATATAACGCTCTAAACAGGTCTCAAACAAGCACGTTTCCTCCCTTACTATTTTAGGGACTTGCCTTATCTTTTAAGGGCTTGGACAAGCTTACTTGTGATAATTACCAACAGCTTTGCAAACCTTTATAACATTTTTTGACATAGTAGATACTGCATCAATTTTTGCCATAGCATATTTTTTTCTCTCTCTATCATTTTGTAAACGCTTTTCCTCATATTCAGCTAATTGAGGACATAAGAGCTTACATTCAGAAGTACGAGAAGTGCAAGAGGAACATGGATGATTTTTTGTTATATGGGCGCTTCTTGCTATACAAAATTTATTAGCCATTTTTAGTTGCTTAGTCCTTTCTTGCTGTTTGTATGTTCTTTCAGGTCTGGCACAATATATCTATCAAGAGCATACCAAAGGGCACTGAATGTATGAGGGTCTATGTTAAATTCATCAGGCTGAATTTGTCCTGTACGCTCATCCTTTTTGAAAGTTAGGTCTTTTAATTCCCGTATTGTATTTATGCAGGAAGTTGAACAAACTATCTTTTTAAAGCGTTTCATCTTTTTGGTATTTTGAACCCTTGAACCTTGCCCATTTTGCATACCCTTATGACAAGAAACCATATGAAAACCTCTTTTGCGATAGTATGCTATTGTTTTAGGTTCTGCACAGTCTGCTATGATACGCTCATCTAAAAGGCCATATTCAGCTAACTCAGAAGCAGTTACATCATCAGTCATTTGATTTTTATAATATTCCCAATAAATATATAAATAGTTTGTCTTAGGGTCTACTGCACATCTAACAACTGCATTGTACGAATCGGCAAAACCAAAGTCCATGCCAACAAATTTATAATTATGAGGAATGGATTTTACAATGGTATCAACCTTGAAAGCGTCCTCAATAGTAAATTGTGGAAGAACTCTCAGGCCATTAGCTCCAAACCTACCAAAGCGAGCAACTCTGTATAAGTCAGGGTCATACACTTGCATCTCATCCAGATTGTGCAAATATGCTTTAGGCAGATAATAATTATCCTCCGGCACACTATGATGATAGTACGTATAGCCAACAACACAAGTATGGCGTTTATATAGCGTTTCATCATTTAGCCTAACAGTTTGTTTGCCATTTTCATCAGTATGAACAAAAAATTGGTCATAAACCCAGCTATTTTTATCAACAGGATTCATCGTCAATATAAAATGTATAGATTTATCAGGATGACGAATACGGCCTTTTAACTCCTTAAAGCCAGCATATTTTATTTCAGGTGCTTCTTCCAACCAAACTATTGAAACATCATTTAAGGATTTCAACTTAACAGGCTTGTCCATACCTTTAAATATTATTTTTGAACCATTAGGAAAAATAAACTGCATCGGGCTTGTTCGTGCTATAACTTTAGTTGTTTTGCCTATTCTGCCAGCCGGGTCTAACAAATTAGCATTTAGCAATATTTGATAGATTAAATCGAAGCAGGATTCACGAATTGTTTCATAAACTTCTCTAACGACTAAAACCTTGCGAACTTCTGTAAAACATTTTAGGACAATTTTAATTGCTGTTTGAACGGATTTGCCTGAACCATATCCACCAAGGAGAACATATTCTAAATAGTCCCAATCATCTATATAATTTTCAAACCTTGGCAGGATTTCAATTTCAGTTTGCATTGTCCGTCTCTTTTTCTAATTGTCTTTCAATTAGCTCCATCAAACAGTAATTCGCCATATCCTTTAATGTATCCTCTATTGTCTCAGATTGTACAAGAGCATCTTTACCTGATAGTAAATTATCTAACCTGAGCATTTTATCCCACAAACGAACTCTTATAGCATCTGGCACTTTAGCTCTGACAATAGCAAATGAATCGCCATAGTCTTGATTCTTGTTATAATATATCTGCGTTAATTCCTCACATATTTTAGCGTGAATTTCATATTTTGACATACATGCATACCTCCTAAAGAAAAAGCCAGCATTTAGCCGGCCTTATCCTTAATTAGTCCTCTCCCTGAAAAGTATCCTCTACGTCCATAGTCATACTTGCAACATAGCGAACTTTATCACCAGCGGGCAGAACAGCAATATTAGTCAGCTCCCAGCCCTCTTTAAGCCAATCGTTCACTTTGATGTCGAAATACTTTGCAGATACTTCGTCAACAGTCTTAATTTGTATCATGTTTTCTTTTCTCCTTCATGCTTAACTATAAACAGCCTTATTTGGCTTGGCAGGAGTAACAGGAATTGAACCTATATAAACGGAGTCAAAGTCCGCTGCACTACCATTATGCTATACTCCTATATGGTGCGAATGGTGGGATTTGAACCCACAAGGCTAAAGCCGACAGATTTTAAGTCTGTTGTGTATGCCGTTCCACCACATTCGCAGGAAGCGGAATTATCCGCTATTCTTCATCGATAAACATTTCATCACGTTCTGCTGCTGTTGCTTCACTTTTGCGCTTTTTCGTAATTGTAATATTTATTGAGCTATCTCCGTTATCTCCATTTTCCAGTCTCATTCTATTCAGCAAAACAAATTTATCTAAATTTATTGCAAATACCTTTGTGAGCTTTTCCATATCTGTACGGGCAAGCCTTTTAACCATTTCTGGATTAGTTAATTCATCAAAATACGCATCGCAGAACCTTGTAAACTTTGCACTCTTTGCAGATATAGCGCCAAATAGTTCGTTCGCTTCCTCTTCACGCTTTTTCAGATACTGCGCCATAAAATCTGGCTCACGGTCTAATACTGTTCTAACACCATGCACCGTTAAGCCTGTTTCCTGCGCTACTGCTAACAATGTACCTCGTTCGAGATATAACTGCACAACCTTTTTTCTTTCCTTACTCGTCAATGCTCTTCTTTTATTTCCAACTCTCAAAATTAGCTCATCTTTATAATCACTATGATATGGGATAGGCTCTATTTTGCCCTTAGCACCAAATGTTCTTCCTGAACCTTTTCCACCCATCTTTTCACCTCATTTCTACTTTTGCCCGTCTTGCCGATAGCCCAGCACCTCTTATTTTTATTACGCAATCGCCTTTATAATCTCAATTGCCTTATTCATATCAGTGTTTATTGACTTTATGAACCTGCTTTCCTCCCAATTCTTTGTCAGCCTTGCAGGTTCTGCATGAGTCATATAATCGCTGTATGCATTAAACATTCCCCATCCTGTATTCCTGTGATTCGCAAGGTCATCATCATGCCTGTAAATACTCAGCAACTTCGCTCTTGCTTCTTCCGCTCTTGCAATCTTGATATTAGCATCATCTTCACCAACCGGGAACAATTCAGCAGCTATTCTTGCAGCAGATATATTATTCAGCTTAATGCTGTTCAACCCTTCTGCAAGCTCCTTAACATTTGCACTGTATGCAATGCTTTCAGCCAGTACCCTCTCCGCCTCATGCAACCTCTGATTTGCAGTCGCGGTATGACGAATCTTGACTGTATTAGCAGCATTTTTAAACGCTACGTTGAACTGATTCTGACAAACTATCCTCAGCGTGGTTAATGCTGCTTTGAGTGGAATGCTTCCGTCATGGCTGTTCTGGAAAATTACATAAGGCTTCATGTTATCACCAAATATATTATAGTTTTCAAGACTTGCTATGATATAAATCATTCCATTAGCAGTCTGCCCAGCCTTCTCGAACTTCAAGCCCTTCTCAACCATGTTATCAACAAAAGCAAACGCATCTGCATTTTGTACTATTTCATATTTGCTGCCAACAGTCCCGAAAAATACAGGAGCGTCCTTTTCTCTTGTAACAAACTGATTCGGAATCAATTCACCAGCACCAGTATAGATAGGCTCTTTAATAACTTCATAATCCAAACCAGCTTCGAGGATTATCTCGTTTACATTATTGCCCTTTACGTTCTTTCCCACATTGCTCCAAGTAGTAGTTTTCATTTCTTTTCTCTCCTTTTCTTGCCTATAGCTCAGCACTTTTTTTTAAAACCTACAAGGTGTTATTTTATTATAATCCATAACATAAAATATTTTATTAAGTACCTCGGACTTCTTGCTCGCTGCAAAATTGATGTCCTTAAAAGCATCAATTACATCTGCTGCATGTTCGGCAGAACTAATTCTGTTAATGTGCATATCAACAACTTTATTAGCCTGTATCCTTGCAGCTTCTGTCGGAACTTTTTCATTTGCCATCTTGCGACCCTCTGTTTCAAGTGTACTAATCGCACTATTCATCAGGTCTGTTGCCCATGCTATTTGCTTTTCACTACCGTTCAACATCTTTTCTTTACCTTGCCTTTCTTTAACTTACAAGTATATTATAAACTACTATAAAGCAAAAGTAAAGCCTTTTTTATAAATCCCTTAAATAATTAGGCATTTCTTTTAAGGATTTCTCGTCCAGCTTGTTTCATTTCAGTTTGCCTTTCCTCAATCCGCTTTTTATATGCGCTATACTCACAATGTTTGCAATCAGTAGCAAGTAATTTATAAAACGTACTATTGACTTCTTGGCAAATTGTACAATGTCGAGCATCTATATCATCAGTATCAAATGCATAAAAGATATGCAACGTTGCTGAATAATCGTATGCTCTATCATGCCAAACCACATTAAACAAAAATGATTTATTTGTACCATTTATTTTAATGTTTGCAATTTTATTTATCTTTGCGGCTAAACTGTCCA